TTTCACTCGTAATATTTAGCTTTTATACTATCCAAATTAGCACCTTTTAAAGAACGATAAGCACCCATAGCAGAACCAACACCACCGAGAATAGAACCGGCTTGACGAGTTCCAATATCAAGACCCATAAGCCAAGGCCGTTTTTTATAATAATCAGCTTTAAGTTCATCGAGTAACGCAGTAGCTTCCGCACTTCTAGCTTCAGCCATAGCCTTAGAAGATTGAGCAAACAATAAATTATGAGTATTACGCTTTACATATAAATCCTCACCCATATTTTTACGCTCATAATAAGACCGTGAAGCGCTATTAAAATTAGCGGGAGCGTCTTTATAAGGATTAACCAAAGAAGCAACGCTACCCATAGGAGTAGAAGACCCGCCATATTTAGCGGAAAGAATAGGATTAAGACCGGCTTTCCGCAAGTCTTCAACTTCCCTTTGATGAGCAGTATTAGACATATAGGTCTGGTAGTCACGATTTTCAGCATTAAGAGCTTGCTGCTGTTTATTTTGACTACCGGCACCAAAAATAGACATGGCAGTAGAGCCAACATCGAGAATAGTAGATACAGGGTTTAGAAAATTACTTACACCAGAAACAACATCGCCAATACCTTTTAAAAAAGACATTAGACCACCTTTTTATTTTGAGTAATTTTACGACCGTAAATCATACCGGCAAGACCAGTAGCTAAAGCACCGGCAACAATTCCAAGAATATCCTGAACAGAATTAGCAGTACCAGACGGAGCAACAGCGTAAGCAACCTGTTTTCCAATCAATTCCATACGAGCTTTACAATCAGGATCAGAAAGACAAGCATTATAAAAGTCAGATTGTTCCTTAAGAGTAGCACACCCACAAACTAAGAGCAAAAGCAACAACACAATGATTTTTTTCATTATACCCCCAGTTAGGGGGGGGGGAGATTTTTTTACTATCTCCCCCCATGCTACGTTTTAAAGCCTGTCGAGATTTCCCGGGACAGAGTACATAGGCATCGGACGAGCGCAACGCATTTTGATATAGCTATCCATTATAAAGTGTGGTTCAGTATTAACAGCGATAACCCTAGACATAGGCGGATTTTCGACAATGAATGTAGGCGACAAAGTAGGATTTGCCGACAAATCCTGAGCTAAATGCCAGCTATCAAGAGAGCCGGCATCAACAGAACGAAGTTTTCCGGTAATTTGAGACGGGAAATACCGGAGTTCAGCATACCGTTCCTGATAACCGAAGACGAGTTCATCGTCAGCCGAACCGTCGCAGTAAATTTCTTTAGTGAGAACAGCCTGCTCTCCGAGATTAGCGAACGCCGGCCAGTAAAGATCGTACCGGGTAGAAAGCGACCACATACGGTTTAACCCGAACTGATAATTTTGGTCGGCTCTGACCGATAAAAGTCCGATTATAAGTCCGTGCTCCGTAAATGACTTTGAGAAACCGGCTTGACAGGTAATAGTACCGATACCGGCGAGATTACCCTGTTTTTCCGTAGCAGTAGCGGAAGTATTAGCGACAGGAGATATAACAACCGGAGACGAAGACGAGCCAAGAAATTCCGGACGCTGAAGAATAGCGTGAGCGGGGTCGGTAACACCGAAATGGCTCATTATGAGTTCTACATATCGAGTTCCGCCCCTTGCGTCACGCTCTAAAAGTTTTTGAATTTGAAACGCCTCACGAAGTTCGTTTATAGTGGCCGAAGTAGCATTTGATAAATCAGCACGCATGTTAGGATAACCAGCATTTGCCGGGTCTTCCTCAACATAACTATGTTCAGTAGACAAATCAAACCCATGGGCATAATGGGTGTGAGCAGAAGCTCCAGTCTCATCCACTTCAGAAGCGGAAATGTCAACATAAGTAGCATTACCAATAGCTCCCCACCCAGTTATAGGAGCAGTATCACCAAGAGGGATAGACGACGCAGAACCTTTTTGTGGGTTAGGTAAACAGGAAGTGAAATAGTCGTGGCGTTTTCCACGACGAAGAAGTACATAATCAGCAATAGCGTCATCTCCGTCGTCTTTGTCAACAACAACGCTATCTTGGATATCCTGACTTTTCATCCATTCATTCCAGATAAGATTATACGCCCTGAATGGTAAGGCGTTAACTTTTTGATTAGCCACTCCGATAGGCAAACCGAAATAGTCACCTAATGTGCCAACGGTACAACCCCCGGCACCAAACTGGATTTGCGGGATTGTATAGGCAATGGACGCAGTAGGAGTAGCCCGTTCCCCCATAAATTTCGGGAAGTTAGTCCATAACAGACGATAAGGCACAGCGAAGAAATGGACATCAAGATACATATTGTCCATTAAAGGGAAGATAGGAGTAGCGAGCCGAGCAAAGATAGTAGCGTTAACATTAAAAGTATCTCCCGGATAAAACTGGTCAACGAGAAAAGGAATTAAGTACCCGGCGTCAAAAGTGGTTTTATATCCATGAGTACGGTCAAAAACCGACCTTTGAATATTAGCCTGCGGAACCTGCGAGAACTGGTGAGACATTACCGACTTCATATTTTCTGTCCTTTCTTTGTTTTATCCATTACCCGGTCAACGATAGAGTTTATCCGTTCAATACTATCGTAAGAAGCAATACCTTTTTTTCTGTATATATCAGCTTCGCAACGAGCATTAGAAATTCTAATCATTGTTTCAAATTCGAATTGGTTATCTCTTGACATTGTATAACCTCTTTCTAACTATACAAAAAGCTAGAGAAATTCTTTCAATTAAAGGAAGTCTTAAAGAATATTCCCAAATATCGTAATACCTTTTATCTAGTTCACGAAGAACAAGCCTACGAAACCACTTAGTCCTTTTTCCGCTCATATTCAATTTAGCTTTGAGTGGTGTCAGTCAGCACAATTATATATCTAGTAGTTTATAATTGTGCCAACCGCCTACACAACAGGCGGTTTTTCAGGTACAGGAACCCCAGGTTCCACGACCGGAGCAGGCTCCGAGGGTAATGCCTCTTTAGGCAATAAGCCAAGAGCAACGCTCTCTTTTAAGTTTTTAGGGTCAGAAACGAAGTCAACCAGAGCAATAGGATCCTGGTTAAACTTTTTCTTTATTTCGATCGGCAGATTTTCAAAGCCGGTCATAGCGGATGTTACTTTATTTAAACATTCCGCAAGGTCAGGAACAGCGGAGAAGTCTCCATAGAACGGAGTTCCACCGTGGGTAGGTAATACACCGGTTTTATCGTATCGTTTCATTATGTTATTTATATCTAAGTCCTTCGCGAAATGCTGTTGAGTACGAGAAACAGAGTTTGGGTCGTTAGGGTCAAAGACTAATTTACATATCCGCTTTTCCAAGGTTACTCCTTTTTAAAGTCAATCCCGTTACAGAGAAAGTCCGGATGTTCAAGCGACTTATACATTCCGGAGTTATCGTCAAACTCAGCAATTAAAAAGAGCTGATAGTCTTCCGGATGACGGAAGAACATAGTTTTTTCATCGTTAACAGCGTCTCCGAATAACCGCATAGCTTCGCCGTTTTGCGACATATGAAACGGCTTATCAAAGATTTTAGCCTTTACATCAAAGACACTGTACACTTTCTTCACCATTTTCGAACCCCCTTTTACCACGTGCAATTGACGCTTTGCTACAAGTCTCCCTAGCTTGTAACCTACGCCAATGATTGTCAGTACTTTCAGTAGAGCGTTTAATTCTTAACGCTTTTATTTTATCGAAATTTTCAGAATTTGTCAAGTCATATATTTTATCGTAGTACCGTGGCGGTTTAACTTGAAGAATTTTTCCAGAATGAGACATTTCAAGAACCTTATCCAAGGGGTACACATCTGATTTATAAGTATCAATCCAAAGTTTACCGAGCCCCGGCCGGCGAGACATACGGACAAACTCCGGATAAAGACCACAGTAATGGTCAATAGCCTTTTCACCATTGATTTTTTTAAGTACATATTTAGCGACATAGTTAGCACTTTCATAGGTAACATCTCCGATAGTAGAGAAACCATAAGAAGTTTTGAAGATAGGGTCAGACCAAAGACTTTCAAGCAGAGCGGAACGATAGAGTTTAACACCATTACGAATAGACCACAATACACGGTCAGGAAAATCAAAGTTAAATATACAAGCGTGGTAGTGTGGACGAGTTAAAAGTTCTCCATATTCCCCACATTGAAAGTATCCTATTTTTCGACGGTATAGATTAGGGTATTTTTTTTTAAAGGATTTTGAAGATACCATTTTTCGCAATCGTTTCATAAATTTTTGGAAAGCGAATTTGTCGAGAGAACCGTCAGCAGGAAGGAATTTATCGTTATAGGTAAGAGTAATAAAGCAGTTTAGGTCGTGAGTGAAAGCTTCGTGAACACAACGAACAGCCCAAGATTTTGCCTTATCTACACGACAACCAATACAACGACCGCAAGGAACAGTAAGATAAGTTCCAGGCAGAGCAGTTTTTGAAGTGAAAGTAATTCCACCATTAGAGGCTTTGTATCCAGTCAACGGATGATAACAAGGCATTAAAATTTTCTCCCGAAATTTTTTACAGCCTGAAACCACCACGCATAGGACGAATATTATTTTTACGATTTGAACCAGATTTTCTCGAGAAATCCCTTTTGGATTTTCTACGAGACATAGAGCGACGGTACATTTTTATTTCTCCTTTCACTCATAATATTTAGCTTTAATACTATCCAAATTAGCACCTTTTAAAGAACGATAAGCACCCATAGCAGAACCAACACCACCGAGAATAGAACCGGCTTGACGAGTACCAATATCAAGACCCATAAGCCAAGGCCGTTTTTTATAAAAACCAGCTTTAAGTTCATCGAGTAACGCAGTAGCTTCCGCACTCCTAGCTTCAGCCATAGCCTTAGCAGATTGAGCAAACAATAGGTTATGAGTATTACGCTTTACATATAAATCTTCACCCATATTTTTCCGCTCATAATAAGACCGAGAAGCACTATTAAAGTTAGCAGGAGCGTCTTTATATGGATTTACTAAAGAAGCAAC